ATCAACAGAATGGGGTGAGATTCACAAGTATCTCACCAAACACGGAGATGATCGTATTATTGCTGGTGATTATGTCAAGAATGATAAACGTATGATAGCTGATATTATATTGGCTTCCTTTGAGATTATGATTAATATTCATCGTGAAGCTGGTTTTGATGAAAGTGAATTATTGCAAATTGCGACCATTGGTTATGATATAGCATTTTCTATAGTTAACCTCAATGGTGATTTGGTGGGTTTCTTTGGTACTGAACCATCAGGACATCCTCTCACCGTTATTGTCAATTCTTTGGTTAATTCATTATATATGCGCTATAGTTACACAATCTTGAATCCATCTAAAACATGTGCCACTTTCAAACGTGATGTCAATCTTTTTACATATGGTGATGACAATATCATGGGAGTTAGTGTTGGTGCTCCGTGGTTCAACCATACTTCAATACAACATGTCTTAGGAACAATAGGGGTGGAATATACCATGGCAGATAAAAAAGCCATATCCAAACCTTATTGTAATTTGCAGGAATGCAATTTCCTAAAACGAACATGGAAATGGGATGATGAAGTTGGTGCATTTTTGTGCCCCCTTCAACTTGATTCCATTTTTAAAAGTCTAATGATAGGAGTTCCCTCCAAAACTATATGTTCAGAAGAACAAATGGTTAATATCATTAGCAGTGCAAACGTGGAATTCTTTTTCCACGGCAGAGAATTTTTTGAGAAACATCATGGTTTCTTCAGAAAGATTCTGGATAGGGATGAATTTAAACCCTATGTGCTCGCAACGACACTTCCAGACTGGCTAACCCTCAAAGATAGGTTTTGGAAGGCGTCTGAGCAAATAGCCAGTCGTTGCTAACGGTCCGGGTCGATCGTTAGCACACTATAAACAGACTTAACAAAAATATAAAAACGAACTTTACAGATATAACCGAAGTCGATAACTCACTCTCCGAAAGTAGTGAGAGAACGGGAGTAGAATTGGAATGCTACTCCTGGT